CATTAGTACTTTGTAATTTATTTAATATATTTAACATATTATTATTATCTTCTTGTTTTTGCTGTTTATTATTATATTCTTGTTTTTTTATCTGTTGTAATTGTTTTTCTCTTTCTCTTTCTTTCTCTATTTCATTCGCTCTTTCTCTTTCTCTTTCTCTTTCTCTTTCTCTTTCTTGTTGTTGATTATTATATAATTCTTGTTGTTGATTTTTCATAGAATTAAATAATTCTTGTTGTTTCATATTATATGTTGTATTGTTTGGATTAGTTCCAGAAATTGAATTATTTATTTTTGTATTAATATTACTCATAGTACCATTAACCATATTATTAAACATTGGCATTTTATCAGTAATTGATTTACTTGCATGAAATGTTACAGCACTTGCTGATAACATAAGTAATAATTTTATTTCTGGTTCCATTTTTTTTCCAGTTGATTTATATTTATCATATAATTCGGCAAATACATCAGTATAACTATCTGATGACATTTTTATTTGTTCTGACCAACCATTTAATTTAAATCCAAAAGGATCATATCTTTCATTCATAAATTCTAATGCTGTAACAGCATTCATTAAAAAACTTTTTCCTAATTCAACACCATCTTTTTTTTTTTGATGATTCGTCCAATATTTTATTTCAAAACACATTTCATCATATGTTGAATTCATATCATAATTTTTTGTTAAATTATAACCTCTATTTTTTAATTCTATTAATTTTGATAATTTTTCCATTTTCTTAAATTTTTGTGATCTTAAATCTAAATTTTCAAATGGAATTGTATCTGGATTAATATTAAATCTTTGTGTATCTACATTTGTAATTTCTGGATTATTAAAATTATTATTGGTTGTTTCATATTTATTATCATTACTTTTATATTTTTTATCATTATTTAAATTATTATCAATAAATTTATTTGAAAAATTATTATTTAATTTATTATCATTATCATTATCATTATCATTATCATTATTACTGTCACTATTACTATATGAAATATGACTATCATATAATTTATTATTATGATTGTCACTATCAATATGACTATTATTATTTATTCTATCATCATTATTATTATCATTATCATTATTAACATTATTAACATTATTATTAACATTATTATTAACATTATTATTAACATTATTATTAACATTATTATTAACATTATTATTAACATTATTATTAACATTATTATTATCATCATTATTATCATCATTATTATCAATATCAGATGATGTTATTGATGTTATCACTTTATTATTATCCATTTTTAATTTTGTTTGATCAGCTAACATAGATATATGTAAATTACTATCAATAGACTTATTATTATTATCCATTATAATAATAATATATACTAATTATTATTTAAATACGAATAAATATTATTTATATTTAATAATTTTTAATAATTATTAAATATATTTTTTTTGTTGTATTTAAATTAATTATAAATATTTAACATAATTTTCAACTTGATCATTATTTTCTTTAACTTTTTTATCGGTTACTGCTTGTAATGTTAGCATAAATGCTAAAGCAATCATTACAGATGATTTAATATCATTATTTGCACTAAATGCTATTAATGAAAGAACTATTAATTTAAACCATTCGTGATCAAATAAATCTTTTACAAAATCTGGTAAATTTGGTGCTGCAGCACCACCATATAATATTACGAATAGAGAAACAAAGATATATAAACTAGATCTTTTTTCGAATCTTTGTAAAAATTGTTGTATTATATTAGCCATTTATATATATATATATATATATAATATATTATTTTTTTATTAATTATAATATATATATAATATATGAATACGAATAATATAAACTATAGTTATTTATCAGAAATAACAGATCAAAATTATTTTATTGAACAAAATATAAAAAAAAATCTATATGATTTAAATTCATATTTCAATATGTCTCCAAATTTAAATGAAAATTTAAATAAAAATTTAAATGAAAAATTAAATGAAAAATTAAATGAAAAATTAAATTATAATGAAAAATTAAATAAAAATTTAAATTATAATGAAAATTATAATGAAAAATTAAATGAAAATTATAATGAAAAATTAAATTATAATGAAAAATTTAATGAAAAATTTAATGAAAAATTAAATGAAAAATTAAATGAAAATTTAAATTATAATGAAAATTTAAATGAAAAAAATCTAAATAATGAAAATTTAAATAAAAATTTATGTAATTGTAATTTTAAAAATATAGATAAAATATTATTATGTGAAAAATGTAAAAACTATATAATAAATAAATTATATGAAAATAATATTTTTGCTAATATTTTTTTTAAATTAATAAATAAAAATAAAGAATTATTATTTTCTATATTATTAGGTATGATGATTATTATTATTATTAGAGTGATTATTAAAGAATTAATTTCTTTAATAAAAAATTAATTTATAATAAATGTTCCCAGTTAATATATATAATATTTGGTTCTATATATATACTATTTTCTAATCCCTTCTTTTTTAATTTACTAATAATATATTTACAACATGAATCAATTTTATAAGGAGGGATACCAAGTATAAATGGTGGAACATTTAAATAACAATCCTTCATATTATTTTCTATATTAAAAATAATTTTTTTATTAAGAAGATTAAATATTTTATTATAACTTTCTTTTTTTAGTTTTAATTTATTTTCTTTATTCTTTTGTAATTTTAATAAATAATCATTCATTATATTATATTATATTATATTATATTATATTATAATGTTTTCAATATTAATTTAGTATAAAAAAATATTAATTATTATATTATATTATGAAACCACAAAATATATTAATTACCGGTGCAGGTATGAAGGGTTTTATTATAGTCGGTATATTATATGAATTAAATAAATATAACTTATTAAGTAAATTAGATAAATTTTTTGGTATTTCAGTTGGTTCTATTATATGTTTACTAATGGTAATTGATTATAGTATTGAAGAAATATATCAATTTATTTATACATTTGATTTTAGTGTAATAATTAAAAAAAAAAAAAATAATAATTTTATTGATGATTTTATTAATAATTATGGAATATTTAAAATTGATAATTTAAAATATACTATCGAAAAACTTTTATTATATAAAAACTTAAATAAGAATATAACTTTTATAGAATTATATATGATGACAAAAAAAGAATTAATAATTAGTATTAGCTGTTTAAATACTTCTGAAGTTGAATATTGTAATTATAAAAATACACCAAATTATAAAATTATTGATATAATAGCTATATCTTGTAATATTCCATTATTTTTTTCTCCAATCAATTATAATAATAGATTATATTTAGATGGCGGATTTTATAATAATTTACCAATAGATTATTTTGAAAAAGAAATAGAAAAAACTTTATTTATTTCAAATCAATTAAATTTATATGGTATTATTAATAATTTTCAGGAATATTTATTTAATTTACTTATTTCAAAAAATTTTTTTATAGAAAATAAAAATTTTAAAAATAAAAAATTAAATATTATTAATATTATTAATAAAAATAATAGATCAGTAATAGATTTTAATATTACCAACGATGAAAAAAAAAAAGATTTTGAAAGTGGTATAGAAATTTGTAATGATTATATAAAATCACATTATTATTATTATTATTATATAAAAAAAAATAGTAATATTATATATTAATATGAATAAAGAAGATATAGAAATAATTTATACTAGTATAATTTATTTTATAACAGCAGATATTATTAGTTTTAAAAGTACAAAGAAATTACAAAGATCAAATAATTATATAAGTGAAGCAGGTGATTTAACAAATCATCAGGTATTTAAATTTATTATAGAAGGGCAATTATTATATTTTGAAAAATATAAGGATGAGTTTATTATTTCAAGTAATTCAATTAGTTTATTATCTATATTAGATGGTTTAATAAATTATAATAAATTATCTTTAGATGAAACATTAAATAATATTAAAAATAATTTAATTAAATATTTTAAAAATGATGAATTTAAAGAAAAAAGAAATTATAATAAATATTTTATTAAATATTTTATTAATAAAAATAAAATTAATAAATATAATACAATATCTGATTCAACACTTGCTACAAGAAGTTTTATATTTGGATTATTTTTTAATGATTTAGATAAATTATTATATATAACAATAAATAGTGGCAAACAAACCACAAATAATTGTATTTCAATATTATCAGGTGTATCATCCGCATTATTTAGTTATTTTGCGAATAATAATATAAATAAATTTAAATGGATTTATAAATTATTAGATATTTTGAAATCAAAAAAATTAGAAAAATTATTATTAGAAAATAATATATATAAAAATGAATATAAAATAGATTTAGATATATTTATTTATAAAATAGAAAAATATATATCATGGAGATTTGATAAAAATAAAAAATTTATTTTTAAAGAAGAAATGATATATCCAAATATTAGAATAATAGAATATTTTAATAGATATTCTAATAATAAAAATTTTTTTTTACCAGGTAGTGAAGGCGATGATTGTATAATAATTGTATACGATTGTATATTATCTTCATTAAATTATGAATCTTTAATAATCTATTCTATAATGCATGTTGGTGATAGTAATAATATTGGATCAATAGCATCAGCATTATTCTATATTATTCAAAAAAAAAATAGTATAGAATATAATAATTTACCGTTTATTGTATCAAATAAAATAATTAAAAAATTAAAAAATATATTAATTAAGTTTAAATAAGTTATTGATTTTTAACAAAATTTAATAAAGATTTAACGGTTCTATCTCCATTATATTCTATTATATTATTATTAACTTCTAATATTATAGTAGGAAAGCCTTCTATATTATATTTACTATTAGAACATTTTTCATTATTAGAACATTCTATTGTTTTATATAGAATATTTAGATTATCACATTCTTTTGTAAAATCTTTCCATATTGGTAAAAATTGTTGTGACCATCCGCACCAATCCGCATAAAATAATATTATTATTTTTTCATTATTATTTATTATTTCATCATTATTTATTATTTCATCATTATTATTTATTATTTTATTATTATTTTTAATATTCATTATAGAAATAACTATTATTATTATTAATACTATTATTAATAATTTATTTTTTTTCATTATATTAAAAAAATTATTCATTATATATAATATTAAGAAAATAAATATAGATTTTTTTTCTTAATATTATATATATATATATATAATATTATGGATAAATTAAATAAAGTTAATATCTATAATAATTTTAAAGGAGGAAGTAGGAATTGGGAAAAGCGATTCTTAAATAACCAATATAATACAAATATACATGAAATGAATCTGGATAAAGAATTGGAACCTGGTTATACAAAATATAGACTTAGAAAAAAAAGAAATACTTTTCGTGAGGGTATTAATAGTATTGATTTAAAAAATACTACCAATGATTTCGGTGTTTCTAATAAGAATTGTGAAGAAGTATTCACTACAAATATGAATCCAAATTGTGATGATGTAAATCAAAACAGTGCGAGTTTGAGGTTTATGAGTTCTTTATTATTTAATAATCCAAATAATTATAAGAGTGGTAAAGCATTTGGTTTCGGACCAACAAGACTTATAACGAAACATCCCGATATTTTTTTATTTTTTAAAGGATTTTATCAGGCTGGTAAATTGTATAAAGACTACATTGCTAAAGAAGGATATAAAGATGACAAAGTAGAGGATGCTGCGAATATATTATTAGTAATTGCTGCTTTACATAATTTATCTGTAATGGCAGATAAAGAATTAGGAACTGGTGATATTCAACTAGAATCATTTCAAGATTTTAAAAATAATTTTATAAATAGATTATTTGATTCAAATATTAGTGATGAAGACAAAAAAGAATTTACAGATAAAATGGAGGAACATGGTACATGGGATTGGATAGAGTGGATGATGAATTATGTTAGTATAAACAGAAAAATATTTAGAAACAAACCAGATAGATCTTTATTCTTTTCAGAAGCATTTAGAGTTAAACATGTAGAGGATTATTCACAAAATATAATCAATAATCAAAATAATAACTATACAATATTATTAAAACCTATACAAGATAGATTAAATATGGTAAATAATACGATTTATGGTAATGTTCTTAGATTAAAAGGTGGTAGTCAAAAAAAAAAAGTTAATAATACTTATCCTGAATATAAACATAACAATTATTTAATTGGTGGAGGAAATAATACACCATGGGAAATAAACAGAGTATTTTCTACATATGATATGATTTTAGAAATGATAACTACCCGATTAAAAAAACACAATAAAAAAATAGATGAGACAGATTATATGAAATTAAACCAACAAATGGGACATATAAAAAGTCAGTTATTAGAATTACATAAAATCTTTGAAATATTAGAACAATATACTTCTAATAATAATAATATAGATAATTCTAATAATAATTTACTAATAGATGATATGATTAATAAATCTAATAATAATATAGATAATATAGATAATAATAAAAATAATTTACATAACATCTTGGTTCAACTAATGAATATGTATAGTTAAATTTTTCTAATAATCTAAATATAATAATTAATAATATATTGAATATTTTTAATATTAGTATAAATGATCTAAATTAAAATAAATTACATAAAATCTAGAGTAAAATTAATTAGTAAATAAAAGAGAACATATACCATTATTAATTTGTAAAATATTATATGTATTATTAATTACAATTAATGTTAAATTATTATTTAATAAAAATATATCATTTTTAAAATTTAAATCTAATTTTAAATCTGTTAATTTAGTTAAATTTAAATGTCCATTTGGTTGAATATCAGTATTATTATTAATACAAAAACTATATAAATTAATACCTATATCTGGAGTTTTTAAATAATAATAATAAGGATATAATATATTTGATATTAATGAAGTATTAATATTTGCTAATGATATATAATTATTTTTTA